AGAACATTGGATACAACCTCATCGACAACGTGACGCTGACGATGAATGGGCAGGTCATTCAGACTCTCCGCGGCGAGTGGTTGAAGATGTATTCCTATCTCACGCACGACAAGAACAAGAGATTGATCGTTGACCAGATGGTGGGACATGTTCCCGAGTTGTATGACCCTGCGAATGCCTTTGACCGGCAGAACCAATATCCACATGCGGTCAGTCCGACTGCTACTCCGTCAGCATTGCCTGCGACGACAACACCTGAACCCTCCATTCGGTCGCGCCAGTTGGTGATTCCTCTGCATTTTTGGTTCTGCGAGAATCCGGGGTTGTCTCTTCCCTTGGTGAGTCTTCAGAACTCAGAAGTCTACATCAACGTGACTCTTCGCAATCTGAATGAGTTGTATACGGTTGTGGATGTGAACCCTAACGCAGTTGTTGCTGTTGTGACGGGAGCAACGGGCAATGGAACCAGTATCACCTACACGACCGCATCCAATCACAACTTGGCACAAGGAACAACGGTGTCAATTACAGCATTGACCAACAATCTCTTCAATCTGACAAGTGTCACCATCGCGTCTGTTCCTACTCCCAATACATTTACCATCACAAACAGCGCAACAGGCACTCTGACAGGTGAGAATGGATTTGTATCGGGTCCTGCGAGCAATCCGACCTATGGACAGCGTGTTCGCCCGACAAACTATCCCATGAACCTCTTCTTGTCTCCCCCGACATCTACGGGTCAGTCCAGCAATCCGACGGTTACGTCCTTTTACCCAGATCCCTATATCGAAGGAAACTTCATCTACCTGACGGAGATGGAGATGAACCAACTCGCACGAGCAGACCAAACGTTCCTTGTCAAGACAGTTCGTTATGTGAACCGAGAAGGTCAGTTTGGAGCAAACACTGATCTTGAAATACCCATGTTCAACCTGACAACTCGTCTTGTCTTTGCAGCACAGAGGTCGGACAGAATACTCGCAAACGACTGGGACAACTACACGAACTGGTTGGACCCGAAGCGTGCTCCTTGGACAGGAATCAGCACGGACGTTGCGACACAACTCTATACAACGGGTCAGCAACAGGTTACATCCGTCTACCCCAAGAACTCCATCGCAGACGGGTTGCTCCTATTTGATGCGAAGGAGCGATTCCAGACCAAACCGTTCCCATTCTTCTCGTTGCTTCAGATGTACAAGCATACGACGGGTGAACCGCCAGAACTTCCAGGTATTTTTCAATATTCCTTTGCATTGGACAACTCAGGTTACCAACCATCGGGTGCAGCAAACGGCAGTATGTACAACAAGGTCATCTTGCGACTCACTCTTCAGCAACCACTTCCCCTGTCGGTGTCTACGGGTGGAACAACAACCTCCACCATTGTCTGCGTGTTGAAGTCTACCCTGTTTGGTGCGAACCCTGTTGTGATTCCTGCCGCGCAGATTGGATTGTATGACCCGAGTGAACTCGTCTCTGTTGTCCAGACCAATGACAATGTCATCTTTGTCTACACCTACAATGTGGGTGTCTACGCAGAGTCCATTAACTTCTTGCGTATCGTCTCGGGTCTCGGAAATCTCGTGTTCGCATCATAACAATGGCGAAGATTACGAGCGCATACCTTGGTGATGAGGTGTCTTCACAAAACATCACCAAGTCCATACAGGATCAAATCAAGGATGGAAAAATCAACGTGCTTGTGAATTCCAGTTTGATTCCGATTGTTACTCGTCCCGAGAAGATCGAAATTTCCGACCAAGAAAAGGAAGAAATCCGAAACGAGGCAGAGAAAGAATGCGGGAGCGCAAACGACAGCAACTGTATTGAGTCAACAAAAGCGCGGTTGCAACAGTCAAGATTGGAGGACAAACAAAATGTGTTGAACTCGTCAGCGAACCTGGTCAAGGGTCGACGATTGACCGTGAACTACGTTGATGCAAACGGTAAGAAGCAGACCGCGATTGTTCCCGAGGGTCAATATTTTAAGATGGGCGAAGAACCCGGTAGTGAACCCATCAAGGCACCCCAGATTGACTTCGAACTGCCTGGATTGGGCGGAACCGCACTGGAACTCTTCAAGATTCTCAGTGTGATTGTCTTGACCTTCTTGTTCGCAGCGAGTGTAGCGTTGACCTACAAGACAACCGTTCTATCTGGATACAGTCGGTATGTTGCCTATGGACTGACTGCTGCTGCTGTCTTCATTCCCTACTCGGGATTCTTCATCAGTCTTCTGGTTGCTGCGGTTGCTGCCTACATGGAAAGCAAAAAGACCTCGGCGTAAAACAATGATCGAACTTCGCTGGGTTGTTGCCGGTGTCATCTTCGGGATGTTGTTGTCCACAGTGTTCGTGCCCCCGACACGAAAGCAAAAGATTCTGCCTCAACCCCATGACAGTGGATTGTTTCATACGGATTCGGGATGTGTTCGCTTTGTAGCTGATGAGGTGCCGTGTAGCGCAGAACCCGATTCACTCAATCTTCTCGCAAGTAAGTAATGGATAAGATTATGAATACCGAGCGCATCTCCCGCGCATTGGCAAGAGCATCTCCGTTTTTCTCGATGATTATTGGTCTCGGAATCTCGGTCTTGCTCTTTCATCGTGACTACTCAGTGATTCGCACGCTCGCTCTTCCTGTTTCGGAAGTTGTCAATCGAACTGTGAAAGTCGATGGAAAGTGCTACAAGTATCGCGTGGAAGACTCCAACTGCGAAAACTCGTCCTAATCATAAACAAATGGACGACGCAACCTCCTTGGACTCTCTGTTGATGCCGCAGGGCCCGCAATCCGCCTCCCCCGTCATTCCGATGCCGAGTGTCCCCATGCCCGGTCACTCCGGAATGGCGCCGACCTTCAAGCCGAGTCTTCCAGCAATGCGCTTCATCTTTTCCAACACAACGCTCTACATCGCCATCTTCTTGGCAGGTGTCATCATCTCCTTGTCAACCCCGCGAAACCTCCTGCTCCAGTATGTGCCGAATGCGTATACTTCGGGGGGTGTCGTCAGTTGGACTGGTGCCGCTGTCCTTGGAGGCGCTGCTGTTGTTCTGACTCATCTGCTCAATGGCTTCCTGTCGGGCTTTCTCGGCTAAAAGTGCTTTGAACAACCTATTTTGACATGCCACATTCACCTCCTGCTGTTCTGGATTTTCATGGGGGTGAAGAGTTGATTGCAGCATCAATCCTTGAATCCGTTTGAGTTCCTCTTGCAGAAGATTCTGCCGACGAACTTCTCGAATGTACCCAACTATGGTTCGCTCGTCATACATTGTTATGTAAAACGAATGTTTCTCGTGGAAATGCCTTTACCGTAATGGAGCGCTTTGAGAAGATTGGATACAGCAAGTTGGAGTCTCTGATGCTCCACGATATGTATGAAGCCATCACAGAAGCCAATACATGGGACAACATAGACAATACGGACGCATTCAACCCCTTTCTACAATACCACGACCACACAGACAACTCCTACATGTGGTGTCTCATGCAGATGCGATTTCTACACAAACATGGGTTCAATGTCGTTGGACTCTTGCGAGGTGTGAATATCGACTGGAATACACTTCAGGGTATGATACGAGCAGACCCCGAACTTCGTGAGGATATTCAGACTCTTCTCTTGACAGAGCGAAATGCTACGGTGCGCGCGGTGCTTAAAAGTATGCTGGAGAACTAATACAATGCAGTTGCCGTTTGCCCCGGCTTGGTTTCATCCGCGTATTCTCGTTGGGTCTGGAAACATGCTGACTCCCGCATTTGTAGAGAAGTACCGCATTTCACACGTGATTAACTGTGCTTTTTCCATTCATTCTCCACGATGGTTTCGATCTCTACATCCCGACAAATATTACGTCCTTGAAGCGTTGGATGACCCGAATGTCAATATTTTACACTGGTATCCACGATTCGAGCGAGTTCTCCACGACTTTCTTCAAGAAGGCAACCAGACCATCTTTGTTCATTGTCAAGCAGGTATCAACCGCAGTGGATTTTTAAGTCTGCTCTACGTTTGCAAAAACTTTAGCATGGATATGGAGACCGTCATATCTGCCACTCGTCGTCAGCGACCCATTCTGTATCAAAATAGGGTCTTCATGAACCAAGCAAAAGAGTTCATAAATGGATGTGTTCCGCGTGAGGAAGATTCGGGAGACAGCGAACGGACCAAAGACGGGGACACTGGACTCGGTACATCAGGAGGTGATTCAGACCCTACGGGAGTCGACGACGATGCAGTTGTCCTTGAAAGACGAACTGAGTAATCTTCGTCAAGAAGTGTCATTGTTGTATGCGCAGAATGACCTGGAGGATGTTGTAGAGGCAACGCGGAAACAGGGACGCATTCGCGAGATTGAAGAAGAACTTGCCCAAGCAAATCCCGTGGAGGACTATTACCTCAAGAACATGGACATCCTCATTGAATACTACAAAAAGCAGGATGTGGGTGCATCAGGACCCTCCTCACTGCTGCCGAAAGACACAAACACATTCCTAAAGTTCTTCGCAAGTGCAGTTCCCGAACAGAGCGGTCATACCCGCAAACAGATGTTTGATGAATACGTCCAGCGTATGAAGTTGTCCAATGGACCTGAAGTTGTTCAATTGTTGACTGAACACTGTGCGCAGTGCAATGTGGCACGCGAAGAGATTTCATCCGAAGGCATTCTAGTCTGTCCACGTTGTGGATCCGAAGAGTATGCCCTCGTTGTGTCCGACTTCCCATCCTTCCGTGATCCACCGAAGGAGCGCAACAACTATGCGTACAAGAAAATCAATCATCTGAATGAAATCCTTAACCAGTTCCAGGCAAAAGAATCCACCATCATCCCGGAGGATGTGATGAACGAAGTCATCCTGGAAATCCGCAAACGCCGCATCAACAACATTGCAGACTTGTCGGAGGAAGATATACGTCAGATTTTAAAGAAACTGGGCAGAAGCAAGTATTATGAGCACCGAGCGCACATACTTAGTCGACTTAACGGAAACCCGCCCCCTACCATCACCCCCGAAATTGAAGAGAAGATTCGAGCCATGTTTCAGGAAATTCAAGCGCCTTTTCTGCTGTATTGCCCCAACGACCGCACCAACTTTCTATCCTACTCCTACATCCTCTACAAGTTCTTCGAGCTTCTCGAGCTCGACGAATACAAGATATACTTTCCGCTACTCAAGTCGCGTGACAGACTTATAGCACACGACCAAATCTGGAAAAAGATTTGCGATTACCTTCGTTGGGAGTTCATTTCGAGTGTATAACAAATGAAAGTCATCAGTCTGGGATGCAACTGCTATGTGGGGTTGTTTCTCCGCGACCATTATCCGGGTCCGTCTCATCCATTTGATTGGGTGTGGTCGAATCTGGAGTTCGTGTTGGATACGTTTCGAACAAACGACTTCGTGCTGACAAGTCCCCATATGAAAACTGTCCATGACACGGAAGAAGAATCGGTTGTCCGTGAAAAATACAAGCGCCGATTCGAACGATTGTATGCGACACTCAACGGAACAGAACCCGTTGTTCTGATTCGCAAGACATTGGACCGCAACCAGGACAAGGTTGTAGCAACTCCAGATACAGCAGAACAACTCAATGAACTCGTAGGGTTGCTCTCACGCTTTCGTGCTCCGATTACACTTTGCGTTGTTGACATGGAGCGTTGTATAGACAGAAAAAGACTTCATTCATCAATTCCGTTGTTTGACTCGTTTGATGGCGTTGGGTTCTATCTACACCGACGGATTAGGAGCGCAACCATGCTTCGACCTGTGGTCGGATTCCGATAAAGACATTGAACTGGCGACAGACCTTTCGGATCTGGTCACCCTTTCGGTCATTGATGTCGATGAGATTGAGGAGATTGATAAAGTTATCATCCTTGATGTGTTGTCGCGCACTTCCAATGAGACGTGCTCGTTCTCCGCTAGACTTGTGAAGCAGGG